CGTGTTGGCCGAAGATCACGGCCTCAACACGGCTTCGCTGGTTATCGAGCCTTCCGTAGGCGGCGGGGCGTTCGCCCGGCAGTTACGCGCCTCTGTCCCCGACGCGTCCCTGATCGTCGTCGACGTCGACGCATCTTCGCGCGGCCTCGCAGTCGATGGTGCGACCCCGGTGGTCGGCGACTTCCTAGCGCTTGCTGAGTCGCTCCGCGGCGCTCTGGATGGCGGCGTGGCTGTGGTTGGCAACCCACCCTTCTCGAAGGCTCACCGAAGCGGAGAGCCTCACGTCAAGGCAGCGCTCGGCCTCGCGTTTGGCGAGGGCCTCAAACCCTCGCCCGGAGGCCCAGGTATTGTCGCGATGTTGCTCCCGACCGACTTCCTTTGCTCGAAAGGTCGCGCCGAGTGGCTGCGCGACAACCCGCCGCAGGTTTACTTCTTGTACCCGCGTCCTAAGTTCCACGGACCTTCCGACAAGGGCATGGGAGGGCAGCAGAACCTCGCCTTTCTGGTCTGGTCCGGCACACCCCCCGGCGCTCCGCGCTGGATTAACATTGACGAGGTATCCCCTTGATTACCCCTCCAAGCGTTCCATACCCCATATTGCCCGAAGCCCTTTGGAAGTACCAGCGCGAGACGGACGTGCTCGGCGACGCTACGTCCTCGGCGCAGATCGTTGGGCTCTACGGCGACGAAGATGCGATCGTCAACGCGGCACGCGTCAGCTACTCAGGAGGCACGCGCCTTTTGCGCGACAACGCAGGCTTGGTCCGCTACCTGAGTGAGCACCGCCACGAGACGCCCTTCGAGATGCCCATCGCGACGTTCAAGCTCAAGATGCCCATCTTCACCGCACGCCAGCATGACCGCCACCGCGCATCCTCTAAAAACGAAGAGAGCGCCCGATACAGCGTGATCAACGACGACTTCTACATGCCGAGCCTCGATCGGTTCCGCGCGCAAAGCTCCTCCAACAAGCAAGGCTCAGCGGATGCTGTCGTCGAGGACCCTGAAGGCGCACGCGAAGTGCTGTACCGCGCCCACCGCCACGGCCTTGAGGCATACCACGACCTCCTCGCTCGTGGCGTGGCGCGGGAGATCGCGCGCACGGTGCTTTGCCAGGGCACCTACACGACGTTTGTTTGGCAAACTAACTTGCGAATGCTCCTTCACTACCTCAGCTTGCGCGACGATGGCCACGCCCAATGGGAGATCCGCCAGTACGCACGCTTCGCCGACGCGGTTGTGAAGGCGTGGGTTCCGAACGTCCACGCGGCCTACTGCGAGTTCCGTCGGGACGCGCTGACGGTACCCTCAAGCGCCGTGGGCCTCCTCACGCTAGCCGAGGGCGCCGAGCGTCCCGAGGGCCTCTCCAAGAGGTCCTGGAACGCTCTACTCGCCCGGCTGGCTTGATGCTCGCCTGTACGCGTAATAGCAGCGGCACTTAGCTCCGCACTTCGTGTCGGCGCCCGGATACAGCGTGATGTCGCGCGCGTTGATCCAGCCGATGCCGTCTTGGGCGGTGCAGGTTTCACAGCTCGCGCCGCCCTTTGTGCGGATCCACTGCGCCTCCCACCCCTCGGGGTCGGCGGTGAGTAGCGACGTGGCCATCGCCACGGACGCAACCTCTAGCAGCCTGCCGGTCCAGTTGTCTACGCGAGCGGCCTGCTCGGCGAAGTTTGCAGCCACGGCGGCCCCTACGACGGCGGCCCCTGCGCCGGAATCCTCTGCCCGGTCGATCGCGTCGCGCGTCTTCTGCTGGAGGTCTTCACCGAGCGCGTCGTAGTAACCGACCACGCGCTCGGCGTAGTCTCGCGCGTAGGCCTGGAAGTCGAAGTCGTCGCCCCCGCTCGCACGCGCGCTGTCGCGCCCGATGCGTGCGGCTCGTCGGTAATACCGAGGGGAGATAACCTCCCACTCCGCGAGCATCCCCTCGATGGCCCGCGCGGCGGCTGGCCCGCGCATCCCCGGAGCAGCCCGCTGGATATCGCGGCGGATGCGATCGGCGGTGCTCTGCCAAGAGCTCACCAACGCGTCGTTGAAGGCGAGGATCGTCAGGCCGAGAGCAGCGAGATCTAGGCGCATCTCCTCCTCGGGCAAGTCCTCCCACGCGGACACGTCTGCCCGCGTCGTAACTAGCGCACGACCTCGCGGGCGGCCAGGGGAGTCCGTCGTAGCGTCCTCGTTCTGCACCGTGTTCTGGTCGACCGCGGCGCCCTCGGCGGGGGCGTTCGGGCCCGCCACAGGCGTTGTACCTCCGCCGGGCGTCGGCACGACGTAGGTTCCCGACGCGTCGATAATCACCATAGGTACGCCGTTCGCGCGCGGAATGTCGCCGTAGTCGACCGGGTCTTCGCCGAGCTGGCGGCGAGCCTCGTTGATTGTGTAGATGCCGTGGATGGTCAGTGTCGACAGCGAGCTTGCTTTGTCGCGGCGTTCTTGGGGCGTCAAGCGTTGGTCGCGGTCAAACCGAAACTCGACAAGAGGTAGCGCCGGGTCGTGACCGTACCGCAACAGAAGCTCGGGGATGACGCGCTCGTTGAGGGCCTCCTCGATCTTGTCGAGCAGCAACACAACGAGGTGGTTTGAGTCGACCTCGGTAGGCTGCTCGCGCTGGAGAGACTCGGTGTCGCCCATCAGTGCGCTTGGAATGCCGAACACGCGGTAGATAGCGCGCTTCACATTGAGCAGGACCTCGGCGTAACCCACCTCTTTCGGCGTGTGGCCGAACTCTAACCACTGGCCCATGCCACCCGTCTCGGGCGTGGCGAGGATCTTCAGACGCCGGTCTTCGGTGTTGTACGCGCGTAGGTTGTCGAGGCCCTCCTTGCTGGCCTTGTCGTCGAGCGATACGCCAGTCAAAAACAGCAAACCGGGCGGGATATCGTAGGACGAGAACGCGCGGTAGAGGTGCTCGTCCGACTTCAGCATGACGCCGATCTGGTTGACGAGCGTGCCGATGAGGGGCGTGCCCGCCGGCGTCGAGGTGTCGGGGAACAACGAAAGGGCTACGATCTGGCGCTTCGAGAGCATGGCCCCAGGCTGGTCGTGAATCAGCGGATCGTACAGGATAAAGCCGTGCATCCACCCTTCGGAGAGGTGGTCCTGACGCGTCCAGCCTTTGAGGTAACCACTCTCGTCGTACACCGGATAGGTTTCCACGGCGCGCGCGGCGACCAACTCTTCGAGCACGCTGACTTGTGAGAGGTCGGAGCCGCGAAGCGGGCCTACTTTGACCGTCTTGAAGACTTTTTGAAGCACGCCGTGGTCGTAGAGTAGGATGTCTTTGGCCCACTTCTGAAGGATCGTCGTCAGGGTTTCGCCGTCGGAGTTCGGCGCGAGCATGGCGCGGTTAAGCTCGCGGGCTTGCTTCTTGGCAAGCTTGTACTCGCCAGCGCCCTGGTAGTCGATCTTCACGCGAACGGTGCGCTCCCACGTCGCCACCTTACGAATGAGGAGGTCTACGCACGCGCGGATCTCCGAGTTCTCTTGGTAGGCGCTCCAAAGCTGCTGGGGCGTCAAGCGCGTGTGAGCGTGGGTAGGTACGAGGCCGCCTTGAGGGCCGCCTCGTTGGAGAGACTGCAACGTCCGCTGACGAATGTCAAGGGGATCTGGGGCGTTCTTCCCCGTCTTTTCGAGCGCTTGGGCCAGGGTGAGCGGTCCGTTCCGCATCTCCCGGTGGGGGATCATCGGGAGAAGACCGGGGGCTTGCGGAATGCGCTGCATGGGGAGTTGTCCTCGTGGCTTAGGGGTCATGTAACACGTTGTCGCGTAGTGTGGCCCCGATCGCACGAACAGGCTAGTCGTAGATCTTGACGCCAGCGCCCATAATGTCCTGCGCCACGCGCGCGTAAGCGTTGGCAAACCGAAAGTGATCCGCCTTCGCCCCTGCGGTCCATGTGATGCGTTGCTTCTCCTCGTCGACGACGCGGACCGGCGCGCGCATCTCGTCAATCCAGTGAGGGACGCCAGAGATGATGTCGACGGGGAACGTCTGACCGCCGTTGCGAATGTCGTCGAGCGTGGCGTCAAGAAGCTGGGTGCGGTCGACCTGAACGACGTGCGCTCGGAAGTCGCGGTGGAAGCCGTAGCTTTGGCGTCGGGGCAGCTCGGCGTTGTGAAACTTGCACAACCAGACCGTCGTGTCCGTTTCGCTGTTCATATCGTCGCGGAAGTTCTGCGCGGCGTGAAGCTCGGGCTGAGCGTCTACGACGCAAACGTCTACGCTGTACCGGCGCATGAGATCCTTGAGCGCGTCGAAGTTAGGAATGGTCCCCGCGAAAACGCACCGGCGGGCGGGCGGCCCCTCGTCGGCATCGTTCGCGTTGGCCGCCGTGCGTCGCTCCAACACGTCAATCTCGACGTGAAGCACCGAGCCCACGTCGACCCCCGCGACAACGTCGAGGTCTTTGTAGTGCGGGCCGGCGTGGCGGTCGAGGTAGTGACCGTCAAGCGCTGCTTGGAGGTCCTCAACGGTAACCGAGATACCGCTCGCCTCGGCGGCTTTGCCGAGGTCGGAGTTGTAGAACGTGGCGAGCTTGCGAATATCGCTTTGTGCGTCCAACCACTTGATAAACATGCGCCAAGCGTCGGTATTGATATCGTCAAGGCGCGTGGTCGTGTAGCCGCGGACAAACCGCGAGGGGTTTTCTGCGACCCATTGCCCGCCCTGCGCTTTACGGTCGAACGGTTTGTTGCAACGCC